TATCTTTACTCTTAGTGGGGTTGTTCCATACTTACTGGATAGCTCAAGCTGATAAGACCTCACCTCTTTATCGGAAAAAGAATCACCAAAATCAATTAGTCCACTCTTAAGCCTAGATTCATAACCAAACCCTAGTCTATTATATACTCTATAGGGTTCTCGCTCGCCAATCTTTGGCGGGCCGTATCCATATCTTACTAATACTCCCCCGTAATTATAGTCTTCCCTGTATTGAGTACCGGGATACACAAAATTATTATCATTAGCTTGATGGATGCCCATAATGAACCAAGCTTCCTCTGGTCCTACCCTATTGTGTTTTGGTTTTCTTATGTAGGAGGATGCAGTAAAGGATGCATCTATGGTTGATAATGTATTACTAATGTAGTCATAAGCAATAGTTCCCCACTCGAGTTCGTTGTTTTCCTTTCTTCCGACTGGGCAATTAATAAATATTTCACGAGTTATCGGGTTATCTACCGCATAAATATACTCAGACAATTCCGGTGGAACAGATTGCCAAAACGGTGGTCCAATTTCAAACATGCTAATCGGCTTAGGTTCAGTAGATGATCTAGTAATGGAATATATCCCACTATTCCCCATGAATATATGTTGCTTCCCATCCACATCAATAATCGTGTGCCTAAAGTCAGCCACCCTTCCACCCTTGTACCTAGGTTCAATCGCAAAGGGAACTTCTTGACTGTTAGTTCTTGAAACGAAAAAGAACCCAGAATCTCGGTAAACAACCAACTTATCCGCAAGCTCCTTCATTTTTAATATCCTTGAGCCATCTTGAGAAAATTCCCTAAAGGCAGCGGGTGACCTTAATTGCTCGGCATAAGGGCGAAGTACGACTGTATAGTTACCAGCAACAAACGGAAGTGCCGTTTCAGGGTTCTGTAACACTAAGTCATCTTGATTGCTATCCACGAGTAGGTAGTCACTAGAAAGATTAAAGTACTCATACTCCTGGTCATCTATAGTTCCGTATAATCCGTCCGCTCCATAGTCTATTGCGTATAATGCGGTAGGGTCTTGAGGGTCTTTTGCGTATGCATCATCCGTTACCGAGCTATTACTTCCTTGGCTAAGAAATATTCCGCTCACTAACAAGGAGTTTGTTTTTTCATCCACTGACTTAATAGTCGCTACGGGATTTACCATATTTAAAGTGTATGCTTCATCCCCCTGAAAAACACCTTGATTGTAAAACTGGTACATGCTCCCAGGTGTTCCAATCTTGTAGTTGTAGTCAAAAGTAAGCTGGTATTGCCCTGCGGCTTTAACTGTTAGTGTACATGGCAAACCACCGGACTCCATTACTACCGAATTTCCTGCAATAATTCCTGAGTTAAATAACTTCGGTTCCCCTTCTGCGGAATAAACCATTCGGTACTGATACCTTTGCGTCCTTACTACACCAGACTGAAATAAAATATTATCCCCAAGTGAACCATACGGATCAGCACTCTCAAATAAATCCTCATATCCCGAGACTATAACAGTTAGGTCTGCACAAAATAATCTATCTTGAAACACTCCAATTGTCCCGCACGACGCAACACCGTTCTCCCTTAAGCCATAAAGTGGTTCAGCTACACCCCATTCGCTCTTGTACACAACAGGTAGATCAACTCCATTATTTATGATGATATGGTTTTGTACATCTACGATCTCCCATCTATAAGCACCTCCCTCAAATGGATCTAGCAACCCTCCATTCTCATCAAATTTATCAATATAGTTACTAAATGTATAAATCGGATCCCAGTAAAAGTCTTCAGCTCGAGACAACCAATATTCAGAGCCCGACCCATCTGTTGCGTAAAACTGACCTGGGGAAAGGTAGTTTTTGGCATATGTATCCTCAGATGTTTTTAGTCTCCAAACTTTATTGCCTGCAATTACAATTAGTACAGGTGTTCCATTAGTTCCGGGAAACTGATGGATTGCCCGTATTGGGAACTGAGAGTCAATTGCATCAAATGTATTGGATGCACCATACTGCTTTAAGTTAGTACCTAACCCAAATATCTCCCATCCTTCCCTTCTTAATTCTCCATCTGTTTCACGGCGGAAGTTTAGCTTCTCGGTGTAATTAGCAGAGGAAGATAAGTAATTAGATTCCTGCGTGATCGGCACATCATCAGATGCGGATCCAATTAATGCACCACCTTGTGCGGGGTGAATAGTTACATTCTTATATGGTCTGCGCTTAGCCATTATGCTGAGTATAAATTGTCCGTAATTGCTTTCAGCAAGTTATCCACTTCACTTTCTGTATAGTACCTCGAGTCATGATTGTGTGATGTTGGCGTTCTTGCATTGGATAACCTAGAGTCATTACCTTTGCATACCGTGGTTGATGATGTTCCAGTAGGTATTCTTGATATGCTTAGCGTGCCGCTTGTTATATTGGAAGCACTATGGTTGTGAGAGGATGAAGCATAAGATCCCGCTACTTGAGCTCCAATATTTGACCTAGCTCGACTCTTCTCGGTAGAGCTTAAGGACTGCGATGCATCAAACCTTACTCGCTTCCCAAGTGCAGTAGTAATAGTGGTTGAGAAATTTGCATCATCACCGAGTGCGGAAGCTAGCTCGTCTAATGTATTAAGGGTAGCTGGTGCCGAGTCCACAAGTGCAGATATTGCTGCATCTACATCCTTTATCGGAAACGATGCGCCATTCCCTGTTCCGTTATAAGCGATCCACTTATCCTCAACTACATCATAGATAATAGATGGATTGTCAGATAGACCAATATCTACAGTTAGACCCCTAGATACAGTTGAGGATGACTCAAGCTCCCAATATTCTTGATCGCCCGCCACACTTGGATCATCTGCGTAAAGTTGTCCTACTTCGTTATACTCCTGGTATGCGTATCCACTGTCGGCACCACCTGTTGTTCCGTCCAAAGTTAATCCACTTTGGATAATGGTGTCACCCTCATTTACTATGGTGGTGTCACCTTCATTGGTAATATTATTTACTACCGCACCAATTGTAACTACATCACTGCCGTTGTAGGCAACCCAATCTCCTGCTGATGGATCAAACCTAATGTACGGCATATCATTCGTGCCATCATCTACTGAAATACCGGTGGGTACTGCGGCATTATTGTGAATACCATTAATTACTATATCAGTAGCGCCGGAAATCCCCGAAGTCATAGCGACCCTAGATTTAAGTGCATACGAGTTTAGTAGATTATTGGTTTCGGTTTTTGTATAACCTGTTCCCGTTAATGCGTACCTATTGTTTGATTCAGACTTGGTGTAGGAACTATCAAATGGCTCATATCGGCTATCTGATTCCGTCTTACTATAAGAGTCTTTTAGCTCATAGGAAACTCCACCTCCATTACTAAAACCCCATTTAGATTCTTGTGTGTCATACCTTAAGAATGGATTATTTACTCCATCCCCAAGGTTGATCACTAGACCTGTACTGCTTGTAGCTGAAACTTGCGTAGACCAGTATTCAGCTTGTACATCATCAGCAGTGCCTTCAGTTTCGTCAGGGCCGTAATCTATTGCATAAAATCCTGCACCTTGCTCAAAAGCATAACCCGATTGTGCTCCACCAGTTGTACCATCGAGAACTAAATCGGTACCTGTTTCTCCACTACTTCCGTCTCCTCCACCGCCACTACCACCTAATCCATCAAGATCGGTCTTTAGGGCATAATCAGATAGATCCTCAATGAATGCCAAGCTTCTTGTGGTCGTATCTTCCTGTAAGGTAAGCCGGGTAACTCCGTTGCTTGGATTATCAAGATCGAAAACCCCAAAACTTGCCTTCAGTTTAACATTTTGAGGCACACTTTGTATTGCAGTGTCACCAGCACCTCCAAATTTATGAGCCTGCCAGAAGTCCACTTCGTAAGTGTCAATTTCCTTAAGACTTGCTTCGTCTGTGTATATGTTCTCGGATACAAGACTTGGAGCGTATAAATACTTAGACCCATCAATATTTGTTTTTACCTCAAATACATTGGATACTTTTATTTCAGTCGCCTCAAGTACTCCATTAACAATTGTATCTCCTTGGATATTAAATGTACCCGTAGATGAATAAAGGTTTTTGTTAATCGTGGTATCGCCCGTGGATGTGAAATTGCTGACATTTGTGTCACCCGCAATATTTACATCTCCATCTTCAGTAACCTCAAATATAGTATCACCTTCATTGGTTACATTGAGCGATTTATTAATCGTTGTATCACCAGCGATTATGGTGTCACCTTCTTCGGTAACCTTAAATACAGTATCTCCCTCATTCTTTACGAATAGCTTTTGCTCAATCGTTGTATCACCCTCAATGACGGTATTGTCCTGAATGGTAACAATCTCGGTACTAGATGATATATTTTCATTAACAATTGTATCACCTTCAATTGTTACATTCTCAACTATGGTAGATGTTAAATGTACATCCCCTTCCTCGGTGAGATTTATTACATTATCTCCTGCCTGATTCGTAATATTAAAGTTTTCGGTGACATTTATATTCGTCACCTGAGGAAGTTCTACTTCATTAACCTCTATAACTTCACCTACTTCCGTGGCAATTCCCGCATCCACATCTTCCTGCGTCGCGTCTCGCGATATATACACTGGAAGAAATGGTATCTTAGCCCACGATGTTGCTCCAGTTTTGAAGTATAAACTACTTGAGTCGTAAGCGAAATCACCTATAGCACCCGCTGAATCACTATTAGCTAGTGGGGTAAAGGCATACCTAAGTGAGTCTATATAAAATTGAGTCCTGGTATCTGCCTCTGCTTTTGCATAAACATCAAAGAATGTAAGATCTATTCCGTGCGGATTAACCTCATTAAGGTGCTGATCTAGTAATACTTGTGGATTCAAGTTAGGTACATCACCTAATCCTAAATCTGACTTTGTAGTTCCATGTGGATTACTTTGCCCCTTGTGTGATGTTAAGTCCGCTTGTACTCCATCTATCTCAAGTTGCGTTACTCCACCAGCTAGTGAAACTATTTCAGATGGTGTTAAGTTCTCGACTTTACTAAGTCCAACTTGTGCTTTTGTAACACTATGAGGGTTGTTGGTCAGATCGCTATGGTCTGCAACTAAAAGGTTTGTCTTTGCTTGTATCTCAGAACCCAGGTCTGTTATGTCGGCCGCTACATGAGTGTGGTCGCTTGTGTCAATTCCGGCAATGAGGGTGTCTACTTCAGTCTTATTATATATATCTGAGTGTACATGAGCTGATGATGCCTTGTCCGCTAACTGCGCCTCAAGTGCATCTATCTCATCATTAAGCGTAGAAATGGAACTATTTACTCCCGATAAGTCTACTGAGCCACCGCTTGTATCTATTGCACTAATGCTTGCGATTAAACTATCCCGCACGCTATTAAGTTCAGCTATAGAAGCCTTTACATCTAGTGCTGACTGCAAGCCAGATACATTTGATATTTCAATTCCCGCAGGAGAGCCCGTGGTATCTATATTATCAACCTGCCCCTGCAGGGCATCTATTTGCGACTGGTAGTTAGCTAGAACTAATCCATCTAATAAACCATCTGTAGTACTAAATCTAGTGTCTACTTCTGTTTTATTATAGTAGTTAGATGCAAAGTCTGCTTCCTCACCCTCTAGTGATGCAACCCGTGATGTGAGAGCAACAATAGAGTCGTTTAAAATTTTACCAAGCGAAGCAGCTAATGGATCCGTTGTGGATGTAGATGTAAGACTTGTTACTATATCCTCTACTAAAAGAGTTGAGTCTATTAGGTTTCCAAAATCTGCCTCATCGGGAGATGCCCCCGTTATGAAGTAACTCTTTAATGTAAGCCTATCCTGGATCATCCTACTACAAATCCTCCTCCGCCAACGCCTGTGCTATTGGCGATCTGCTCTATCGACGATGTTTGATATTCTTTTCGGTTAATAAATATTTGCGCACGCTCCTTCTGATACATCTGCATGTATGCTTGATATTGCTGTAGGTCATTATCTACATCCCTGGCAAGGTGCGCCTTTACATATCCAGCAGATGCTTTTGCCTCCATCTCATCAAAGATAACAGGTGTATTCTTTTCGTCATCCGTTGCTCTGTATATAGGTGTTGGGCGAAACTCACCCTCAAAGTAAATATACATTGCCTCATCCTCACGAAGCATAGGTGCAGTCCAGAATTTATTTTCCCCAAATGTTATACGACCAGGTATACTAGATGTTCTTTCAGCTATGCCTCCGTCAATTAACGAGAATCTTGATTCCCATGGAATTGAGTGCGGGTAGTAATATCGAGATATGTCCTGATTGTTATCGCTAGTTGCAACTCTCCGTACAACTACTTGCTTAACTCGTACATTTGACATAGCAAAGTCGCCCTTGTGAACATTGAGATCCTCTGCATTTACCTGGCTTAAGTCCGCAGGGTTAGGTTCTACCAATGAACCTTCAGAGTAAAACTTGTATTGGTTTTGCCTAATTGTGGGAACATACCTCTGCATATCAACAACGGATGCCACAATGAGTGAATCGATATTTTCCTGTACCCCCCTGCCCTTTCTTTCGCTGTCTACAATAAGAAAGACACGCACTTGATCATTAAATTCCTGCCAATTCATCGTCTACCTCCGGGTGTAAAATAAAATCCTATAATTAGAGGCAATACTACTGTTGCTTCAAAGAGTGCAATGTGTCCCGTTGTAACGACCAGAGCGGTTTGCTCAGCTGGAAAACTGATGAGCCCGAAAAGAAACTCTCGCTTACCTTCTCCTGTGATGTTTGTTGTACTGACGAGTGGAACGCTGGGATAAATTGTTGTGATGCATGTAATGAACGAGAGCGTGCACATTCCGATGAGCGCGAGCATCCTGCGTGTAGCCCTAGTGAAAGCGCCACTAGGACCGCTATTAAGTGCCTCTTGAAATTTAATTGCTTGTTCATTGTTTCTTGCCTCCCTTGCCATCTCCATCTCAAACTTTTGAGCACGGGCATCCGTGATGGCACCAAATACACCCTTAAGGATACTGCCCATTGCGGCAGACCCTCCGCCAGTTAGGAATAATGTTAGTAGTTCAAACATCAGAAGTTGTTTTGTATTCTGTTGGCAACCAAAGTTGTGCCAGGATTGTTGTCCTCATATGTGAACTCCAAATATTGACCATTCCAATGAGTCTTAAGTATTCCATTTTGCTGGTTTGCATTAGGGTCCAAGTTAGTTGTGGCCATATTACCATACGCCACATTGGCTGAAGCAGTTGAACCAAACTTCACCATGGGCTCATCACTTGCCGCACCCGCCACCCTCGTTGGATCAATCGTAAATGTGTTACTTGATACCAAGCAAGCATGACCATTAATCTCAATGGATGGACCCCAACCTCCATTGTCCAAAACATTGTCATCATTACCAATTACATCACTAAATGTATTTCCATTTATAATTACATTGGACGACTTATTCTGAATGTAGATACTACGATGCGTAATATTTGGCTGTGCTGACCCGTATGCGTTTGAATTATCTATACCATAGAAAGAGCAACCCTTAATCATGATCTGCCATCCGTTCTGAATATAAATATTATTTTCATTGCAGTTCATGTGGCAATCGGTGACTACAAGCAATGGCCATTGAGCCACATTTGTCGTCGCCGTGCCATCAGTGGATCCAGATGTGAACTGCCCTGTTGCAGTATCAAAAGCAGCTTGCCCCCCCACCATCTCCTGAACATTCCAGTATATACCATGTTGCGAATGCACCCATGTACTTTGGTGGCAGGTAACACCCTCAATGTTTCCATCACATAGGATGCCGTACTTGAAGCCAAAAAACCTATTTTGATTTAAATAATAATCAGTACACTTTGCGTCTCCAGTTATATGGATACCCGAAGTAGATGCCCACCACTGCGATTGATCTGAGGCACCACCAACATAGGAAGTAAAGTTACAACTCCTTACATCAGTTATTTGTGAGTCTTCAATTACTACGCATTTATCCCATCCCGCGTGCGAGTAATTCCACCCCATAAAATTACAGTTTTCAATTAAACATGATGGCTTTAATCCTAATCCCTGCAATTTAGTAAAGGATGCATGTGGGTTCACCGCACTTACCTCGGCTCTGTTTCCATTTATATGAAGTGCCGTGCCTGTTGCGCCTAGGTTACCCTCGGCAACAGATGTAGCAGCACCAACGGGATCACCGCTTGAATTAAATCCTTGATTACCCAATATGAAGTCTACGTCCCGTATGGACACTTTTTGCGAGATTGTGGCACCATAAGGGCCTAGCTCAACAAGCATACCCTTGCTCGAGGAACTATTAGTCCAGCAAAGTTGTGAATTACCCATCCCCTCACCTTGTATGGTAAGTGAACCAGGTAGATTATGCCCATATGTGCCAGGCATTGTAATGGTTATCTTTTCATTTAAGTAGATTCGCCCCGCGGGTAGCTTAACTACTCCAGTAAAGTTTTGCTCGGCTAAAACATTATTGGGATCGCATAATGCACGCTCTATCGCTTTCCTGAGTGCAATTACATTGTGTGATGCTATTGTCTCAATGTTACTATTACTTACATCTGTTATTGGCCCTCTTGACGGTTCAACGGTAGCTGAGGTTACAATTTCAAACTTCTTACTAGATGTAGGACCAGGAGTGCCGTGAAATTCAATCGAATTATCACTATACTTTTGGTATACAACGCCTGTTGCCTCCATAGCAAATTTTTGATCAGCACCAATTCTAATTGCCGCACTAGAATAAGTTGCTTCATCTAAGCCGATGCCGATTGCGGCATTTGATGTATCACGAAAAGAAAAAGTAGGCGTGCCTTGTGATTGGAAGTGTGCGTATGTTGTGCCAAGTGCGCGGTAGGCAGTGTTTCCCCATGGGTTAGCTCCATCGTCAGAGTTGTCCCCAACGACCTCAGCGCTGAATGCACTTATTTTTGTAGCACCCTTAAACTCGTAACCATTATAGAAGAACCCACCGGAGCCATCCTCGTGGTTATCCCTCATCCTCATTCCAGCTATGACCCCTGGTCTATCCAAACTTTCGTTTGTCTTACGAAGTACGGTATCAACAATAACTCGATTTGCACCTGCATCAAAATTTGCAGTCATATCTAGCTCTAGGGTCACACATGACCCAACCAATACATCTGCGTATGAGTCTGCCAAGTCCCATGCCTCGATGGTTGCCCCCCATGTCTTACCCCCGGATCCATGCCTTTTTCCCTGAAAGTAACCACCGACATGCTCTGATTCTGCATGAGCGAATCCACTACTAGGATTAGGAAAGTTTTCTACCACCCCGAGGATAGCCCACTCATTACTTTTTACATTAGGGCCGACTATTGCTTTTGCATTTAAGCAGGTATTAACCTGACCGGATACACCCACAGGTTGACTTGCTGCGCCAAAATTCCCCCTATCTGTATGCCTCTGAAGCTGAAGAGTATGCCTGTCATCTGATGAAACGCTTGGTATGGATGGATTAAAGTCATATACTCTCAGTGCTCCATCTGAGTAATCAAAGACCATTTTGTCACTAGCTACTTTCGATATTATCGTTTCCGCATTTGCGACAACATCAAAAGTTGCGTCATCACTTATTGTTACGGAATCTCCAGCCTCTAAAACCTCTAAAGTTCCTGCTAATGTTGTTTGCCCAGTAGTAGCAACGTCACTCAGTAGCGCATAAGATGCCCCAAATGTAGTAAGTTCGGCTCCCGTTACATAGTCCGTAAGTTCTGTTTGTGTCGCAAAATTTGTATCAACCTCAGCTTTTGTATAAGCATCTACTATGTCAGAAGGTGTTGCATATCGAGCATCTCCCGCTGTTAGTGTAAGGTAATCGTTAAACTTGGCATCAAGAGTAGAGTAATTGGACTGTATGTTTTCATTTATAACAGCAATCTCCGCCCCATAATCTACATCTTCCCTGACCACTGCAATGTCATCAACTAATGAATTTACAGAGTACCGTAAGAGTTCAAAGTTGTTATCAAACTCAACCCACGACATAGGATCATCTTGTGCGGTGCGTAAAGTAATAAACTTCTGGTTTGTAGGAATGTCGTTGGCTGAATAACCAGGGTAATTTGATGTAAGTTTAGTAGTCATTTTAGTAAGCTAATTTTGCCTCTTCCCATATTTTAGTGGATGCAAGATTGGTTGTGTCCCCTAGGTGTATTGTGGCTTCCGTGAATGAACCCGAGTAATACCTTTCACCTTGTTTGCCTATGGTAATTCTATTGAAATCATTAGTGGTATCGGAGGGAACTAAGTGCCCTTCCCCGCCATTATCACTCTTCATTGATATAACTCGCTTCCCGTTTTGAGTAGATTCTATACCGGAAAATAATTGCGTTACCTTATTGTTGGCATTTTGCACAATCGAACCCATATCGTTATTAAAAGTAAATCGACTTGTCGTCTCACCAGGCTCCACCGTAATAGAGTCACTCACCCCCCAGATCGCAAGCATAGGACGAGGAAAATCGCTTTCACCAATGGTTGTTATGGTGAAATCTTTATCAATAAATTGTGCCGGATTACCTGCAAACTCTAGGTACTGACCAAGATTGAATACTGCCTTTACCACGCCGTTGACTTTTTCCAACGCTGGTTGCCTGAGTTCATCCTCTTGGGTCGCATTAAAAGCAGGGAAGCCATATTTTTCCTTTTGGTCATACACTTCTATAAGTTTACTACCTTCGCTGATATCACTCTCAGGGTAAAACTTTTCAGTTTCGCCGTCCCTAAATCGGAAGAAGTTACCTCCGTACATATATCGCAACTTGCGATTCAGTGACACGGCAAGCAATGGATGGTATGCATCCGCTGGTAGTTTGTATCTTCTCCCGAGTGCGATCATACTAAATCTCCAAATCCATACCAGCGTCCCCCGTTCCGATAAACCGAGCAAACTGAGAACTGCTCGGATAAGATACTGCCCCGTGCGTTAAGGTTTGAAAATGTCACCGTTTTCCCTGCTTCTGTATTTATAAAAGTAAAAGAAATCCCATCCTCCGCAGTTACTGGAAGAAGTACATCTACATTAGCTGCCGCAGGGGCACAGTGGTAGACCCCTCCACTTTTATTAACATCAGCAGTGAAGCTACTTTCTTTATTTATTACAGATAGCCTTAAATTAGAAACTCCTTTTATATTACCCGCCTCCACATCACCAGTAGATGATACAGAAAAAGAACCATTAGCGTAAGCAATGCTTGATGGAATTATACTTCCTGTAAATTCTACTGTTCCACCTAGGTTAGCATCTCCATCAATGGTTAAGTTCCCATAAATTCGTGCATCATCTACATATAAATTGTAGTTATGGACTGCTGATGGAATCCTTAGTGTATTGTAGTCGGATATACTAAAGTCAATGTATGGTCTTATTCTATCTCCATCTAGTTGCCCCTCCCAGTACTCACTACTTGGGTAGACAAGTATATCTGTCACCCATGGGGAGAATCCATCCGTAGGGTCTCCTCCATCGAGGTAATTTAGATTATGATCGGCGGCAAGGACTTGCAGTGGATATGCGGATTCATCAGGTGCCTCAGAAGATGATCCTTCAACAAAACTGATAAATTGATGAGCAGGCTGATTGCCCACGCTAATATCCGCTGATGTCATCTTGAATAAAATCCGCTAATTGATATTGTTTGCGTGTTATCTGAGTAGTTCATCGCATCGCTACCCAGGTTAATTATCTCATACTCGGATGTTTCTGCATTACACGGGTAAACATAATTACCTCCATGCCCAATATGCTCCACCGAGTGATTAACCTTCTTATGGTATATGATTGGGTCAACTACGACATGCCTATCTCCTTCTATTGCGACAATTGAACTAGCTAAGTTATTTGGCCCAAACTGACCGTCCTCATCGGTATCAATTGATACTTTATCCTTACCATCTTCTTGAAGAAAGGTATCAAACTTTGAGGTTGTCGGATTAAGTCTAATTGTAACTTTATATTTCGTGTTACTTTTTGAGTTAGATTCTGAAACTGTAATAAATCCAGCGCCATCCATCCCAACCCGATCTACATCATCATACACAGAAAACTTAATCGAATATGTATCGGAACCTGGTGTTACGATTGAAAACTCAACCTCCGCACCATCTAAAACTATTTGAGATGTAAGTGATCTATGTGCCGTAGAGGTGACCTTTGCAGCGCCCGTGCCCTCAAGCTCAGATGACAAATACTCGATACCGCCAGTCCATTCCGCAAAGTCAACATCATCAAAGTTGTCAACTACCTCGGAGTAGTGCCTACGGCGAATCCCTACAACCTTCCCCGTAAAATTAGTTACCCTAAATGAGGTAGCCCGATGATACGGTATGGTTGTGTAACTGTTATCTGTGGTCGCTGCGAATGTCCCTGCCTTATTTAGATCCATCTTTTTTGTCCCTCCCCTTTAGCTTTTGGTATATGCTAACACTCAGATGGATTGCCGTCAATAGGGCGCATACAGTTGCTGTAACTAAATGTATAGTATCAAGCGTGAAACTAGCAAATGTGCCCGCAAATCCTACAGCGGTGTCTCTGTTCATTACTCGGTATCCTCTAGGGGATCCTCAACTTCAACCTTACCAACTTTCACTAAATCCTCAGCGGGTTTATCGGACTTTATTGCTTTAGGCGATTTTTTGACTTTTTCCTTTTTTGCATACACTGCATTGGGATTTTTGTCTGCCTCCTGCTGTTGCGTTCCGAATAGACGATACGATGTTGGTGGCAAGCTCAGCTTTTTTTTTAACTCATCATAAGACTCAGGCTCTAGTTCAGAAATTAAATCTCCGTGCATCTTCTGGAGAATCTTTGCGTCTTTATCTTCATAGGCACCAAACCCGCGCTCTTTAGATCCTACCATCGCTACATCGAACTCAGCTCCATACTCGTATGGTACTTTATTAAATAATAAATACTTCATATATAAAGAAACCCTACCCCCTCTCCCCCGATATTCAGTGGAGAGGGAAGTAGGGCTCTATTTAAGGATTAAGAAAGGTATGATGACCAGGATGCTGTTGCAGCATTCGCATCAAAGTTCTCGATGATCAAGTGACGAGCAGGAACATCCATCATGGTTGTCCATTTCGTGGAGCGTAAGGAGAACTCAGTTTCCTTATGCGCCATACGACACTTGTACAATCGATCAGTATCAGGATGTGGAGATTTGCGGGTAACTGCATTAGTACCGGCAATTCCAATCTTAACGTCAGACCAATCAACGAACCACATTGCACGCATAACCTTAGCTGCAGTTGCGGAACCTACGATTGATTGAGAGGAACGCTTTCCATCAGACTTAATAACCTTATCACCACCAACAGGTCCGTCTGCTCCGAAGAGGCTAGACTGATGGTTGATGATGTCATCAAAGTAAGGATCATGAAAAACTGCCAACTGACAGCCAACCTCAGGAAGATCATACATGGAATAGTTGAATAACAAAATTCCGTTATGAGTGATCTGTTGATTGATTTGTGCGGCTCGCTCTAATCCCCAACCATAACGCGCTTTGTAGTACTGATTAAATACTTCAAAAAGCTTATTGTAGGTAAAGCGATCAGTCATGCAGTCAATGACACTGATACTTGATCCATCTTGCTCACGGTTGCGCTTCAAGTAGTAGATGTCAGCTTGCAAGGACTCAACAGTCAAGGCAGCTCCATTACCATTTTTGATGCGACCGCTTTCGCGAAGTAAGGAACGAATACCAAGCGCGTTGGATTTATACTCCAATGTGCAGTGGTCATCTTCCGGATCGGTAACAGCAGGAAGGTTCATGTAGGTTTCTGGAGTTTGATTCTCCGAGATAGCCTGGTTGAACCATGTTGCACGCAACCATTGCTCCTGGCTTGCTTTGGAAGCAATTTTGTTTTGCTCTGCCAAAGGCTGATAAACCATGGATTTAAGGTAAGGATTCACATCACCGTTCATGATCTTCTGCAAAGTTTCCTTATAGCATTGATCAACTGTGCGAGACTCACGAGTGGTTTGCAACCAGTTGACGATAAGCTTTACACTTAGGTCGGTTGGTTGATTTCTGCACCATTCTTCAAAGTCGTTAACATTGTTAGCGATCGTTTGAATTACACCTTTAACGAGTTCGTAATCAAGTTTACCAGCGAATCCAGAACCTGCATTTCCACGGGTTCCCCACTCAGCAATAGTGTAACCAGATGTTCCGTCAGCTTTTTCCTGCTTAAGTGAAGGGCCGGTTGGACGAAGGGTTACTTTTGCTTTGGAGATTCCACCAGCAGTTGCATCAATAGCACCAATGATTTTAAACTGCGATTCAATTGGATCCTCATTGGAATCCCAAGAGTTAGCAATTACGAAACCACCAGTTAAGAAGTAACGCTCGATGTGTTCGATTGGGGAAGCCCAGTCGGAAGCACCAAGGTTCACGGTAAGCTCTTGATCACCACCACCTGCTGTGTATCCGTCGGAAACAGGAGAGTTTGCATCAGCGGCTTTTCCGCCCTCGATGGCAAAGTACCCACTATTAATAACCGAACGCTGACGGCGTTGGATATAAGGAAGGATGATTGATTGCTCGGAAATATTTACCTTATTGATTAAGGGTTTAATATTCGTAATGGAGCTGTTGAGAAGCGCGACAAGTCCGCGTTCCTGAACGCCGAGCATAGTTGCTTCAGCCGAACTTGCAATTACTCGAGCTAAGTCAATTTCCTTATTGGAAAGAGCTTCAAATTCCGCAGGGGTTAAACCCTTAATGGAGGCGTTAGTAAGTGTGCAGCCAGTTGAATCATCAACTTTAATGATGCGACCAAACCCGGCATCGCGGACGAGGTTTGATTGCGCAATCTGCGTGCTACCCGGCTCAACTGATTGAGATGGGTTGGGTGTGTTTGGATCGTTAATAGCCATGTTATATATATTTTAGTTACACATTTATTCGTGTAACATCATAATAACAGAAAAAACAATCTATTGGGAAAATTAGCTTTTTTTTATAAAATTTATACGAGAATCCTTAAATATCCCTCGGTTGCTACTTTCTTAAAATCGGTTTCTACAATCCTAAAACTGACTCAAATGCTGACTTCTGGGTAGTATTTGGCGTTTGTGAAGGAGAGTTTCCCGGCCTTGGCTTAGATGAAACCATTGGCGGGTTTGCTCTTTTCCTTACAGCAGTCTTGGGTTTAGCTACTTTAGCTGCAGCTTGAGCCTGCCTTGCGTAACCTGACGATTCAAGTAACTTCCTTTGATTACCTACGGATTGGGTAATCCTTTGCTTTGCTCGCATTGTCAAGATGGCAAGCAAGTCTGCGTCACCCCATGTGTAAAACGGTGCCCTTTTGTTTTCCGGTAACCTGAAGTATCTTTCGCGACGCATGAATGTTTTGCCGTCTTGCTTCGTTTGGCCACTTTGGATAAAATTTTCCTGCTCGGTATTTACCCATCCAAGTAATTTTGAGTGCGCGGGGTTTCCCTCGTCGTAAGGAACCATACCTTGAGTTATGTCTAGTAATAAATCCCCAACATTGTGCAACTCAGTCGTGAGTTCATTTACTATCTGGAACTCTAATGGATTTTCTTGTGAGAACTTCTGTATTGATTCATCGTCTTTTACTACTTCAGAAAATTCTTCAGGAATTGCATTGGTAGAATATTTCCTAAACTCAGTTTTATGACCATGAACTATGGGCGCTTTTTTCGCCCTTTCTTGCTCCATGTGCGCTCTTCTTTTTTCGGGAGCTTGCTTTTCCTCGAGTCTCCTGACCGCCTCCTGTACATTCCTCTCTCGTTCGATTTTCTTAATATCTACCTGGTCTAACTTTGGTCGATTTCGGTTTATGAATGTTTGATACTCTTCATCATCGGCAAGATCTACATGGGGATCACTTTGGATTCGTTTCTCAATGTAATCTTTCGTTTTCTTAAAGTAGTCCTTAAATTCGGAATCCTTTCCCTCGTACCCATCTATATTGCTAGATGCGAATTTAGCTAAGTCATAAATATCTTTCTCTTCGGGTAGAAGCTGATCAACAAACTCTTTATCGGGATCTTCCTCGGGAAATGCGTATGACGGAGAAGTCTCGACCTCTATGTCGGGATCTACGACCTGCTTGACTTTTTTCTTCTTAGTTGTCTTCGGGTCCTTCCTTTGTGGCTCTACGGACTCAGCTTCTACCTCTCCTTCGGGTTCAACTTCTTCTGCCTCTAGTTCTGGCTCAACTTCTGCCTCTGGCTCCCTTGCTATTTCATCTACTGCCTCGGATAATGATCGCGGAGGTTTGATGACTTCTTCTACCTCATCAGGCTCAGGCTCAGAGTCAGCTGCCTCAAATAGCGCGTTAAATAAGGAATTACCTTCCTGTGGTTGCTCCTCAGCAACTTCTTGCTCTTCCGCATCTACGATTTCTTCCGCTACTACTTCTTCTTCTTCGCTCATATCTCAACTTGTTGATCTGGGTTTACTTGTGGTTGTTGTCCTGGTTCCATTGGTGGAGCACCTTCTGGTGCAACTGGTTGTTCTGGCGCTTGCTGTTGTGCGACCTGCATGAGTTGCTGAACTGCTTGCATCACCTGAGGCCACTGCTCTTTAAGTTGCGCAACGAACTGCTCATTCTGCATTTCGCCTATTTCTGCCTGTTGGTCGGCTTCATCGGTATCAAGCCTCAAGTCATGAGCACCTGAAAGTCTAAATATTTCGTTAAGGAATCCAAATATCCTTTCCTTGCCTAACGCTTGAGGCACTCCCTCGACTTGCATTAATCCCTGCAGTGTCTGACTTAAAACTTGAGCAGATTGCGTATCCCTTGCTCTTTCTGCGCCATCACGACTCGTAAATAAATACTCGTGAATAAGGTTTGTGGGTTCTCCGATTACGTTCCTAGCTGATGCTTCAGAGATGCCCTCATCTTGTGACTGAAAACCTGCATCCGTTATTACTTGATCCGTATACCTCTGGCTTATTGGTACAGTAAATTTATCAGTAGAACATGAAACTAAATGTTCGTAAAATAACTTTTTAGCAGCAGATCGCATATCATCAATGCCTTCTGATATAAAAGAGTATATGCTATTTGTGGTGCTAGATATTTCAGCTACCTCTGTTGCACTAATTTCCCGAGGAGCGGGCTGTCCTAACTCTTGTGGAGAAAGGATCAGCAATCGCTCAACGAGATTTAGCAATTGGAGGATTGCTTGGATTGACTGATTGATTCCAGCCGAAAGTTCTTTCTGGGCACCTACGATCGTTATGAAGTCCTTGTTATTTATTCCTAAGTCCGCAGCTTTTTGACCTGAGTAAAATAGAGCTTTTGGTTTTGCGTAAAAGCTATCCTCCGCAAGTGCGTCTTTTATGTACTCCTTGACATCATCATCAAGTGCGTCCTGATCAATACAAAATATCCTCATCATGCTAATCTTCATATCATGAAGCATTTTAGTCATAATGTTTGAGAGTTGATCCTGGAATGGCATGATCTCGTGAGCGACAGATATATTCGCCATGCGGTCGTCATTCTCATTTATTCCACCATAAATGGCGGGTAATGAAGGTAAGTACTCGGCGTATATAATGGTTTCATCACTTGCCACAGTAAACTTTACCCAAACATCATGGGGGTAATCCCCTAGTCCGTCTCGCTTGGGATTCACCTTAAGGCACATATTAGTTACGAACATACCCTTATCTTCATCCTCCGAAGAATAAACACCTACATGCTGAGTTCGCTCATTATGAAACGAGTACTGATCCTGTGTCTTGGGGAAAGACATATTATCACTAAAGTAATAATTAAAGAAATCTGCGTAATCTGAGTACAGGGAATGAAGTGAGTTCGTGAAGCTAATTTCATCGGAGTTCCATGTTGATGGATTATCCTTAATATCTCCGTACCTAATTATATCCCAATACCCAATCCATTCAGGTCCCTGGTTTATGTTTAAGTCGTGCAATGGCTTTGATTGATCCCATACAACCCTTGTTGGATGCGGCGTACGTAGCTTAACTCCCGCCATCTCGCAATAGGAGGATAATTCCTTATCACCAGTCACGGGATCTACATCCTCACGCCATTGAACTTCTTCAGTCCAAGAGGTTTCCGGAAATGCTACAGAATGACCATACATAAACATTTGTCGTATTACTTGACCCCATAGATGCCTGTAGCCAAATTGATCTGTCATCATCTCAACACGCTGAGACAGAACATCAGCCCGCACCTTATCCTCCATCTTTGTGCTCCTAGCTTCATACTTGAAGTAAGGGTACAAGTTACTGAATCTATTTACTTGAGCTGCGACCCGGCGAGTTACGTAAGATCGTATTAAATTCACCGAAACCTCATAAAGCCTGAGGGTATTTATGTTTTTAAGATTCCCCTCATCATCATACTCGCAAAACTGATCTGCTGCATTAACGCTTGTTAGATCCTGCTGGCATTGATCAACGCTAATCTTACCCTGCGCATACTGAAGCAAAGGTATGGTTGCCTTATTTATGGGCATACTATCCCACGCAATATCCACGGACATGTAAAGTTTTGCGTGCTTTGTCGAGAACCTTATCCCCTCGATAATTCTTGATTGGATCAAGTCTTGAAATTTCTCCCTCGTCTCAAAGTCTTTCCCCTTAGTTGAGGTAAATATCTCCCTTAACCTCGCTTGCGTGCATCCGTGCTTTTCTAGTATGTCTAAATTTACCATTTTATTTCCCCGTAAAATCGAATATATTTTCAATTGGGTCAGGAACCCAGTTCTTCATAAATTGTCCCTCGAGCACGGAAAGCAGTATGCATGCTGACATCGGAAGGGGTTTCGTTTTGCTAATCTTCAAATCTAGGTCTTTAATTCCTATAAGTGTGCCCATCTCTGCGTAGGTCATGCGCAAAAATGAACACATCCTCTCTAGTCTCTTTTGAGTCCAGATTTGAGGTAACCCCAAGCTCGCGTAATGACACCTAATAAGTAGTGTAGCAGTTGTTTCATCACTACTACTCCTCCTCGTCTTCGTCTTTATCTTCCCCTTCTGGGCTTTCATCACTCTCAAGGGAGGTTATTGAAACTATATTTTCTAGTGGTAACGAAGCTCGATTTTCGGATAACTCACTAATAGAGAGTTCCGCTACAACTTTAATTTTATCTCCAGCTTGCATGCCATCAAAGTCCTCCAGGAGCTCTGGATTATTCTTTAGATCTAAGGTCATTATACTTTCCATAAAATGTAACTTAGGATTTATTGTAACTAAAATCAAGCACCTAATTCCATTATCTCAGATCCAGCAGTTCTACCTACATCAACATAATGCGTAGACTCAAAATATATAATGGGGTAAGTCATGGCATCAAAGGCATGGAGGTACACGCTCCTATTGGGCTTTAGTGCTATATTAGGGTCGTATGTCTTGCCAGGCTTCTGGGATATTAGATTGCGAAACATTTTTGTACAATTCGTGCACGGCACGGACATCATTAGCTCCTCATTGGATAACTTCGCTATCATCAACCTCACCCTTGCCTCCACTGAGCCACTAAACTTGGGTGCAGCTTTCATGCGTATAGGGTCTAGCTTGAATGTCTCTGACTTATCCCTTGATATTTGCTCTATATCCTTCACGTCATAAGAACCTGTTTTGGCGCGATATTGATTAAATGCGGAATTATCAGAAATGTGAATGAACTTGAATTTGTGATCCATCCTTCGGTTCCAGTATGCCATCTTCCTCATGACCATTGGGATCAAGGTGGTATAAGGAAGCTTTTTATTTATAACTACTAATTCATCAAATACAGTCCAAATGGTTCGATCGGAACCCGAGATAACTTGCATAAATATTATCGCATTATTAACAGAACCTGGATCCCATCCGCATATTATAGGATAATCTACGCTCGGGAGGATGCCGCTCTTTGCGTCACCCACCAAATGTAGTGACTTATTGAAATAGGGACCAAATATCGCATCTCCGGCAGGCCTGTCCACCCACTCCCCTTTAATCATTCGGGCTTCTTCAACGGGATCGTTCTTAACTGCCTCTATAATTCTTTCATAGTAACCGAGGGGCAGGTTTTTTATATTCTCCGCTATGGGTACATGATATGTAGAATAGTCATCATTCCACACCTTATCTCCATCTTTGTCGTTCCACGGCTCCTCAAAGAACCTTTTATAAACCCAATGACTCTGGCCATCAGGGTTGCATGCAGCAAGATATTGTTGCGGACCGTGTATGCCCTGTCTTCTTCCTAGCTGCTGAACCACCGCATTGAAATAATCAGGTGTATCAAGATTCGTAAGCTCATCGACAAATACAAGACTAGGCTCAAACCCCTTAATTCTATCCTTAATAAAAGCACCATAGGGAACAGATATAAGCACTACACGAGAGTGACCACCAAATCGGTTTTCTACATCGATGTATAAATTCTTCTGAGTGTCCTGGCGTTCATCTGTGTGAGAGAGCCCAATCCCGTCTTTCCACTCAGGTAGTATTTCTACCTGTAGCTTATGCCAAACTCCACCAAGCGTAGCCTGCGACCGAACACCTACAATTATGAGAGCGAGAGCATTAAAATTTTCATACAAGTGTCGAACCAGTTTATGACCTCCAAGCGAGAAAGTTTTTCCAGATCCACGCTCCCCGTAAGCAAGGATGTAATTACTGGGATCATCAAAAATTTTCTGCTGGGTAGGGCTAAGCGAAGGAATCCATTTGGAAACTTCTGCTTTCTCAGGCGACTCATCGTCTACTGCTTGAGCCAGCCTCTCAGCTAGAGCTTTGTGCTTGAGTTTCTTCGACATCTCTTAGTTCTTTCAGTGGTCTAAATCCTGGCTTTTTCTTTACTTCTCCTTTTTCCTTTTGGTCGTACAGCTTCAACTGGAACTCAAGTCCCTTAAGTAGCCTGTCGTGAAATTTTCCTTGCTGCTCACAGGCCTGTATGAGCAGTCGAGTCTTTAGGGCTTTTTCCTCAGAATCCATCGTTTCATCTTGAAGCTCCTCCCTGAGTTGCTCGCCCACCTCAAACAATGATATGTTCTGCCTAAGGTTTAGTTTCTGCGTAACACGCAGCCCTT